GGCGGCAAGGGGCTTGTATACCGAGGATAAACTAAGGGACACGGGAGCAGCGGCTTGCTTAAAGTTTGCTTAGAGCTTGATTAGAAGCAGCCGTTCCCGTGACGGGGGTACAGGGGGAACCCCCTGTATTGTCTCCCCGCGGCAGAAAGGCGTAACGGACAGCAGGGCTTGCCGGAGCGGGGGCGGGGGCAAGCATAGAAGTTCCCGGGCAGCTGGCGGTTTTGCCTTTATTCAGCAAAAGGATGTTCACGGAAAGGAGGACGTAGTGGGTATGAGCGGCGGCTTTTATGTCAGAGAACAGAAATACATCTGCGGCAAAGATTATGCCACTGCGCCCACCATGCAGGCGGAATTTTTCGAGGTCTCCGAGAAGGAGCACAAGGCCAGCACCCGGCGGAAGAAAGAACTCGCCACCAGTCTGGCGAAGGAAGCCTACAACATCCGCAAATCTGGCCGCTACCTGGTTCTGCTGGTAAATACGAACTTCCGGCCCGGTGATTTCTCGGTTACATACACCTACGACGATGATCATCACCCTGCCCCAAATGACCTTGCCCGTGCTGACCGGGATTTCTCCAATGCAATCAAGAAGCTGTACCGCCTTTGCGATAAACAGGGCATCCAACGTCCAAAGTGGGTCGTGGTGACGGAGTATTGCACCGTGGACCAGGTGACAGGCGAAGTGTTGGGACGGCACCATCACCATGTCATTATGACGCACCCGGCGGGGCTGACCCGGGAAATGGTGGAACAGGCGTGGAATGGTCGGGGTATGGCTCGATGTGAGCCGCTGCATTTCGACCACAACAGTGTGGAGAGCCTTGCCCGGTATATCGTGAAGAACCGCCGTTGCAAACGGCACTGGCGGCAGAGCCACGGTCTACAGCCGCCCAAAATGCCCAGACCGAACGACAACAAAATGAGCCGATCAAAGCTCAAGGACGTGTGCGAGAACTGTCTGGAAGACCGGGCGTATTGGGAACAGATGTACCCGGGGTATACCCTGCATCGGTGCGAAGTCATCATCACGGGCAATTCAACCCGTCACCTGATCGTGAGCCTATACCGCAAAGAGCCGCCGAAGAACAAGAACAGGAGGAACCAGCCGTGAGCACAAGACTGGAACTGGAAGACCTGCCGCCTCGATACCGTGCCCAGGCGGAGAAGCAAATAGCCGCCCGATGCGCAAGGAAAGCCCCGGCGGGGGCAGTATCGCTGGAAGCTGCCGCCAAGACTGCCGGGGAGATTGGCAAGACCTTCGAGAGCAAGGGCGAGTATGATTTTTACATTGGCACGGTGCTGCCGGGCATCCAGTCCGGCAGGATCGTCAAGGCAACACCGCACGTTGCCTTTCCTTTGCTGCCCGCAAAGGATTTTTGCGCCGTCCACCTCCCGGCGGCAAGGTATACGGCGGATTATGTGCTGGAATATGCCGACGGAACGGTGGAAGTGGTGGAAATTAAGTCAAAATTCACCCGGCGGGCGCAGAGGGACTACATCTACCGCCGCAGGCTGTTTGTTGACCTGATTGCAGAGCCGCGGGGCTATGTGTTCCGGGAAATCATCACCCCGGACACGAAAAACGAGATCAAAGAATGGAAACGTCTGGCTGAACAGGCGGGAAAGGAATCATCATGGGCAAAAGCAGAGCAAGAGTACCGTCATACTACCGGCAGAGCATCCAGAATGCTGTAAATCAGCAGGTCAACCTTGGCCGCACCAAAACGGCGGCATCACTGAACCGGGAGGCTATCGGGCAGGTCGTGTCGTACTGCTTTGTGGCAGCAGCACACGACATTCTGGATTTTGATGCAGGAAAGGCGGCTGTGCTGACCGTCAAGATGAACAATGCGGCGGAACGGTACACGCTGGATCGGGACAAACGAGGGGCACGGAAAGCCCGCATTGCGCTGGAAGACCGCACCACGCCGCTGATGGTGGAAACTTTCCTGCTCCCGGCGGGAAAGCTGGGCAAGACGGCCAATGAGCGGGAAATCCTTGCTGAACGCCGGGATGCTGCCGACATGGTGGCCCGGTATTGTGTGGAAGCTCTACACGACATGAGCTATACCGTGGAGCAGATCGCCGCTGTCATGCAGGAGACCCGCTCCAACTTCGAGCAGTTCCTTGGATGGTCCGAAGATGGCGAGATGGTAGCTTACGAGAAGCTACGCCGTGTGGTGGAGGACATCTACGGCGTGGGGGCTATGGTCGAGCGGGTAAACGGGCAAGGCCCCATCTTCGGAAGCGAGTTTTAATTTTTCGGGAGGCAGAGCATGAAGACACACGAGGCGGAAGCGATTTTGAAATACTGCGCAGATATTCCCCGCCGGCTTACGATCATCCGCCGCCAGTGTGCCAATCTGGACGACGAAGTAGACACGCTGAAAGGCATCAACATGGACGGTATGCCCGGCGGCGGGCTGCCCGGTGACAGCACCGCGGCAATGGCCTGCAAAATGGATGAACTGGG